AGTACAGCAATCAGTACACGGCGCTCGTCCTCGGCAATCAACTGAGCATCAGTACAGGGTCGCAAGAGACCAGCGCGCAGGTGTTACAGGCGGACGCTGCCGTCGCAGGGGCGAAGCTCCGTATCGCTGAGATTCAGAAGAACACGATTTGGCAAATAGATGCCATTCGCGAAGCCGCATACGCCAAGCAGCGCGCCGATGAAGCCGCGGCTATTCAGGCGGCGCGTGGCAATGCGCAGACACTCAGGACCATCGAAGCGAACGCCGTCGCCGATCGCATACAGGTGGCCGAGCAGTATCCGTCATTCTGGAAGAAGCAACTCAAGGACTTGCAGCAGGGCAATCAATTCTCTCTCGCGCAGATCAGCACTTCGTTCACGAACGCGACGGCCCAATGGATCGTCACGGGCCAGAAGTTCACATCCTTCTGGACGTCGCTCAAAGTGACGATGGTGCAAACCTTCCTGAATTCACTGGTACAGATGACAGCAGAGCTTCTCACGAAAAACGCCCTCTGGCTCGCGATTGAAACGGGCTATCAATCGGCGAAAACCGCGATCTTTGGCGCGGGGGCCGTCACCCGTACCGCGTTCCAACAGACAATGGACGGCGTCGCGGTTGCGCAGAATGCCACGAAGAACGCCGCACTCGTGGGGGGTGATACGGCCACAGCAGGGTACCTCTCCACGCTCTGGACTACGACCTCCGCATACATCGTGAGTACCTTCGCGGCGGTTGGTGCGGCGATCATGGGCTTTTTCACGACCACTGTCTTTCCGGCACTCGTGGCGATGGGGGAAGCACTCGCGGACTTCTTCTTTTCGGTCGGGGAAGCGGAGACGATGACGATTTTCGGGGCGGAGGTTGGTATTCCTACGCTCATCGCCGCGGGTATCATTCTCGCCGCCGTGGGCGCGCTCGCCGCGTTCTCCTTTGCCGAGGGCGGGATCGGCGACTTCGGCAGCGGCACACCGGCCATGCTGCACGGCAAGGAAGCGATTATCCCGCTCAGCAAGCTTTCTAGCGTGATGGGCGGCACGGGCGACGTGACCGTGAATATCAACAACGCACCGGCTGGCCCGCCGCCTAAAGTCAACGTGCGCAAAGAACTGGAGAAAACCGTGATCGACATTATCTTCCGCGATGTGGCCAGCAATGGGCCGTTGCGTGGGTTAATACGAGGAGCCTAGCATGGCCGCTTATCCTGCGACACCGATCTCACTCGTGCTCAGTGAATCATTGCCAGATTATCAGGTGATCGCGACCAGCATGGAAGCAGGCTACGTGCAGACACGCGCGAAAACCACCGTCGCGCCACGGCGGCTCACCATCGAACATCACACGCTGACTGCGGCGCAGGTGGCGACCTGGGAGGCCTTTTGGAATGCGCGCAAGGGCGGGAGCGAAGCCTTCACGTTCACGCATCCGCGCACGAGTGTAGGCCTGAATATGCGGTTCAAGCCTGGCACTCAACCGACGATCACGCTCAAGGACGGCTCGGCGAACCTCTACGACATCGAGGGCGTTGAACTGGAGGAGGCGTTGTGAGGACGTTGAACGCGGCGCTCACCGAAGAAAAGAACAAGCTCGACACGACCAGTGCGTGGTTGCCATTGCTCCAGGTCTACGTGCCTGGCGGACCCACGCTGTATTTCGTGCCGAATCCGTCCGCCATTGTGTTCGGCGGGATCACGTATCAACCGTTCGGCTGCTCCATCGGTGAAGCGAGTACAGACTCGAAGGGCGGACTTTCCGAGCTGGAAGTGAACGTCTCAAACGTCTCGCGCACCGTGAGCGGCTATCTCGAAACCTACGACATGCGCGGCGCGCGCGTGGTGCTCTTGATCGTCAACTCTGCCAACCTGGCTGACGCGAACGCACTCGCAGCCAACGAAGAATATGAAGTCACGGAAGTGACCGTGTCGGACACGACGGCCACCTTTCGGTTGGGCCACGATCGGCTCTTGCAGCAACGCTTCCCGAACCGGCGCTATCTGCGCGACAACTGCCAGTCGGCCTACAACATCCCCGCGGGCGTAGGACTCGAATGCGGCTACACGGACACCTTTACCGGACCTGGCACGGTGTCGAGTTCGAGCACCACGATCACCGGCACGAACACCGATTTCGCGCATCGCTTTCAAACGGGCGACACCATCATCGCGGCCACGCAAACCCGCATCGTGAACGTCGTGACGAGCGACACGTCGATGACCGTGACCGTCGCGCCGTCGCCGGTCTGGTCGAACGCGAGCTACACCGTGAAGAAACCGACGTGCGACAAAATCATGGAAGGCGATAACGGGTGCCGCGCGCACAGCAATCAAGCACGGTTCGGCGCGTTTCCCGCGTTGCCGTTCGTGGCAGGGAGGATGGCCTGATGGTCGTAGATCCCGCAATCGTCGAATCGCTCATCGGGATTCCGTTCGTGAAGTTCGGGCGAGATCCCGCGATCGGCCTGGACTGCTGGGGCGGCATTATCGAGCTGTTCAAGCGGCACGGTATTCCTGTGGCCGACCCCTTCGCCACGAGGCGCGAAGAGACGATCCGGCTCGATCAAGCCTGGATCACGTCGATGTTTGCCGCGTGGCAGCGCGTCGAGGTGGCGGTCCCTGGCACCGTGTTGATCTATTCGCGCTCCGGTCTTGCGCCCGATCATGCCGGTGTCCTTGTGGAAGGACGCAAAATGTATCATGTCTTGGAAGTGCCAGGTGGCATCATCTCGAACATTGACCGAAAACCGTGGCCCGATCGACTCCGAGGATGCTATGCGCACCGACCGTAACGTCATTACTGCTGAATCGCCGATCACGCTGCGGATCTTCACGAACCCGTTCGAGCGCGAGATCATCACCACCGAACATCCCTTTGAGGCCCGTACCACCGAGGCGATTGTCCCAGACTACGTGACCGCCGAGGCAGGCTGGACCGTGATCGAGGATGGGCGCGTGCTCTCACCGGAAGAATGGGCGACGCGCTGCCCTGGGCCAGGGTCCGACCTCACTTGTTATCGCCGGATCGAAGGCGGCGGCGGACTTCTCGGCATTCTTTCAATAGTTGTCGGGGCCGTCCTGATGACCGTGGGCGGCGCGATGATCCTGACGGGATTCCTGGCACCGTTGGGCGCGGTCTTGATCTATGCGGGCGCAGCGTTGTTCCTGTATGGCGTAGGGTCGATGATTATGGCGGCGCTGATTCCTGGCACCAGCATCCCTGCATTTGCGAGCAGCAATGCCTCGACAGAAGAATCCTCGCCGACCTACGGATTTCAAGGCATCGCCAATTCGACGCGCATCGGGGCCACTGTGGGCATCGTGTACGGGCAGCATCGTGTGGGCGGGCAGCTCATCCAGGTGTACACGCGCAACGGCTACTCGATCGTCGATGTGGCAGGCACCGGCACCCTCACCTTGAGCGTGCGGCGCGTGACGACGACCTCCATGATGATCCCGCTCGGCAGCGTCTTGCCGGTCGTGGTGTTCGACAGCGTGGACAGCGGCCTGGCGGACGTCGCGGGATCGGGCACGCTGTTCACGACTGAAGTGCAGATCGGGGACACGCTCAAGCTCACGGTGGGCGAGTATGAAGTCGTGGCGATTACGAACGCGACGACCATGATCGTGCGACCCTTGCAGAACGGCCTGGGTGGCCCGTCTACTGTGGCAGCAGGGGCGAGCTACACGATCCGGCGCAACACGCCCATCACCGTGAACACCGACGTGCTCTACATGCTGCTCGCTGTGAGCGAAGGGCCGATTGAACAGATCGACGTGAGCACGATCGAGATCAATCAACAGCCGGTCGCCAACTATCACGATGTGGTCACGGAAACGCGACTCGGTACGAATAGCCAGACCGTGATTCGGCTGTTCGGCAACGACACGACGACGACGTTTTCCGCTGACGCCGCGATCACGACGTCGCGTATCGTGTACACGACCAACGGGAAATATCTCACGGGATTCGAGATCCTCGTGCAAGCCCCTGGAGGCTTGTACTATGTCGATGACCAGGCCAACCCGCTAACCGTCAATGTCTCCCTGCTCGTAGAGTACAAGCTCTCCACGGCGGGCGGCTGGACGACGTTCGGGACCGTGACGCTCTCCGCGGCTTCGCGCACCCCGATCCGCCGCACGATTCGCGTGGACGGTCTTGCGCCAGGACAATACGACATCGGCATTTCGCGCGGCAATGCGGAATCGAACAGTCTGCGCCAGTCAGACGTGGTGCGGCGCGCAGGGATCAACGAAATCATTAACGATAAGTTTGCCTATCCGAATGTCGCGCTCCTCGCCGTGCAGGCGCTCGCGACCGAACAGCTTTCTGGCGGGATGCCGACCGTCACCGTCGTGGTCAAAGGCGTGCAGGTGCGCGTGTGGACGAGTCTCACGCAGTACACGATCGCCTGGACGGATAACCCCGCTTGGATTGTTGTCGATATGCTGATGAACCGCCGCTACGGGATGGGCTTCTTCGTGTGCGATCTGCACGCGAAAACTGGCACGATCACCGTGACGAACGGCAGTACGACCGTGACCGGCCTCAACACGACCTGGCTCTCGTCGGTGATCCGAGGCGACCGGCTGTTCATCGACTCCGCGGGGCGCATGGGGCAAGTGGCGTCCGTCGATTCCGACACGCAGATCACGCTGATGGCCACGTATGGCGGCAGTAATCAGGGTGGCTTGAGCTATGAGATCCGCCGCAATGACCTGGACCTTCAGGCGTTCCTTAATTGGGCCACATTCTGCAACGTCGCGGTCTCGGACGGCAATGGCGGCACGGAGAAGCGGGCGATCTGCAATCTGGTGTTCGACACCGACAACACGAACATCTGGGACGGCGCGTTGAAGGTCTGCGCCGCGGGACTCGCGACGCTGCTCAAGATGGGGCACTACGTGACGGTCAAATTCCAGCAAGCCGAAAGCTATGTGCAACTGTTTACGATGGCGAACATTGTCCAAGGCTCGTTCAAGGAAAAGTTCATGCCGCTCGGTCAACGGTACAACAGTTTCGAGGTCGCCTTCTTGAACGCCGACAACGAGTATCAGCAGGACGTGGTCCTTTGGGAAGATCCGCTCTTGTTTACCAACGGGGAGCAGGAACGGAAGATGAGCATCCAGTGCTACGGCATCACGCGGGCGAGCCACGCCGCACGCCTCGCCCGCATCTACGCGCTCGGCAGTCGCTATCTGACTCGGTTGATTGAGTTCGAGGTCGGCATCGACGCGCTCGCTGTGGAACCTGGCGACGTGATTCGCTTCCAGCACGACGTGCCGCAATGGGGCTTTGGCGGGCGCGTGCGGAAACCGAACCTGCTCACGTTCTCGCAATCACTGAATAGCTGGTCGAAGGCCCGCTCGACCGTCTCGTCAGATGTCACGACCGCGCCGGACGGCACGAACACCGCGGACAAAATCGTGGAGGACGCGACGGCGGGCGCATCACATTATATCTACTACAACAATCTCGCGACCACGATCGGCAACCCGTATGCGTGCTCGATCAGTTTGAAATCAGCGGGCCGCACGTATGCACAGCTCCATCTGCAATCGGGCGACGGCGCAGACGTGATCCGTGCGGAGTTCGATCTCACGAACGGCACGACCATCCAGCGCAGCAGCACGGGCAACGGCGTGTTCAGCCGCTCGACGATCACGAGTGAAGGGAATAGCTGGTGGCGCTGCACGATCGGCGGGATCGCCACGAAGGCCGATCTCGACATGATCGTGATGCTCGCGAGCGCCCCCAATACGACCACCTACAACGGCGACAGCAGCTCTGGCGTGTACGCCTGGGGCGCACAGACCGAAGACGGCGACGCGTCGTCGCCCTATGCGGTCTCGGAAACCAACATGGTGACGCTCGATCAAGCGATGACCGTGGGC